CACTATTCATACCAGCACAATACGCCCACGGTTATTTGGTTTTATCTGAGAACTCAATAGTACAATATTTCGTTGACGCACCATATAACAAACCAGAAGAAGAAAATTTCAAATGGAATGATTATAACATAGAGTGGCCAATCACAGTGCCACCAATATTATCTGCAAAGGATTTATAATGAAAAAAATTGGATTTAATTGTAGTACTTTGGATTTGTTTCATGCTGGCCATGTCACGATGTTGAAAATTGAAAAACAATATTGTGACTATTTGATTGTGGCAGTACAATCCGACCCAACTATTGATAGACCAGATACCAAAAACAAACCAGTACAGTCTTTGTATGAAAGGTTTGTTCAAGTGTCATCCTGTAAATATGTTGATGAGGTGTTGGTATATGAAACCGAAGAAGATTTGGAAAATATTTTTAAGACACAAATAATTCATATACGTTTCTTGGGTGATGAGTATAAATCAAAACCATTTACAGGAAAACAATATTGTCTTGATACTGGTATAGAATTGTTTTTCCATGATAGACAACATCCATATAGTAGTTCTAAATTGAGACAAAGAGTATATGATGCTGAGGTTGAACGAATGAAAAAATTAAATGTGGAATATAATGAATGTCAAAAGTAGCAATAATAACTGACCAACACTTTGGTGCAAGAAATGATTCCACACTTTTCTTAGATTTCTATGAGAAGTTTTATAAAGAAACATTCTTTCCGACACTGATAAAGGAAAAGATCGAAACACTATTGATTCTTGGTGATACCTTTGATCGTAGAAAGTACATCAATTTCTTTTCGTTGAAACGCACCAAAGAAATGTTCTTTGATCCACTATCTGAAATGGGTATACAGGTGCATATGTTGGCCGGTAACCACGATACTTACTTTAAGAATACCAATGATGTTAATTCATCCGACTTACTTCTTGGTGAGTATGGTATCACATTAAATGTTATTGACCATCCAGCCGAAATATATGTTGGACCACATAAGATTTGTATGATGCCTTGGATTTGTGCAGAAAATTATGAAGATTCTTTACAGACATTAAAGGGCACCGATGCAAAGTTTTGTATGGGCCATTTTGAAATTGCGGGCTTTGCCATGTATCGTGGCATGCCATCTGAAGGAGGGTTAGATCGTGGAATTTTTAGGAAGTTTAGTCACACTTTTAGTGGTCATTACCATCACAAATCTTCTAGTGATGATATCTACTATTTGGGAAATCCGTACGAACTTACTTGGCAAGATTATAATGACCCTCGGGGTTTTCATTTGTTTGATTTGGATACTCACCAACTTGAATTCATAGAGAATCCAAACAAGATGTTTCATCGTATTATGTACGATGACAAAGTGAATACCATTAAAGAACTTGATGGTATGGATTTCAAACCATATACAAACACCTATGTGAAAGTGGTTGTAATAAACAAAACCAATCCGTATTTGTTTGACAAGTTCATGAATAACCTGTATAATGTGAACCCAGCAGACATTACAATTGCTGAAGATTTTACAGACTTGGAAGATGGTGATGAAGTGGTTGATGAAGCGGAAGACACACTCACCATATTAAACAAGTATGTTGATGGCATTACAGAAGAAAGTATTGACAACGACCGGTTAAAAACATTATTGAAAGAACTCTACGTAGAGGCACTGAATACTGAACAAGCATGATTTTATTTCAAAAGATTAAGTGGAAGAATTTACTTTCTACTGGAGCTCATTTTACTGAGATTGATTTTACCAAGTCTAATAATACATTGATTATTGGCCACAATGGTGCAGGTAAATCCACAATTTTGGATGCACTGTGTTTTGGATTGTTTGGTAAACCTTTTCGTAAAATCAACAAACCACAATTACTAAATTCCGTTAATAATAAAGAAGCTGTTATTGAAGTACATTTCAATATTGGCCAAAAGAAATACAAGGTCATTCGTGGTATTAAACCAAACGTATTTGAAATTTATCTGAATGATGTATTGCTGAACCAAGATGCAGCTGCAAAAGACTATCAAGAGATACTAGAGAATAATATTCTCAAATTAAATTACAAGTCTTTTACGCAGGTTGTCATTCTTGGTTCAGCATCCTTTGTTCCATTCATGCAATTATCAGCATCAGACCGCAGAGCAATCATTGAAGACCTATTAGATATTCAAATCTTTTCTTCAATGAACAATGTTATCAAAGAGAAGAATTCGGCCATCAAAGATGATTTAAGTAAATCTAAGTATGCCATTTCTCTTACGGAAGAAAAGATAACATTACAAAAACAAAACATTGAAGAACACAAAAAGAACCATGATGCAGATATCAACCGCAAACGGGAAGAAATTGGAAAATCAAAGATGCAAATGGGCAAATTGCAAAATGATATTCAATTGATTAACAAACATATTGCAGTACTACAGAATAAGGTTGGTGATAAGAAAGAGAAACTGGATAAAAAATCCAAAGGCTTATTTCAAATTAAAGGTAAAGTACAAACTAATATTGACCGAAATCAAAAAGAGATTGACTTTTATGAAACCAACCACGATTGTCCAACATGTAAACAATCCATTACACCTGAGTGGAAAGATTCTCAGGTACAAGAAAAATCACAAAAAATTACCACACAAAAAACTGGCTTGGTTGAGATTGAGCAGGAGTTAAACAAAGTAACTACTGAAATGAAATCTATTACGGATATCATTACACACATTAGTGAACACAGTGGTGAAATTATTAAACACACTTCTACTATATCGGCAATAAGCAATTACATCACTAAATTAAACAATGAGATAGATGAGTTGACCAACAAACAGACTGGCACGGAAGGCGGTGACCAGAAGTTAATTGAGTTGAATGCCGCATTGAATGAGTATAAGACAAACTATGAAAGTGTTTTGATAGAAAAACATTATCATGAATTTGCAGGTAGTTTATTGAAAGATGGTGGCATTAAGACACGGATCATTAAACAATACTTACCAATCATGAATAAGTTGATTAACAAGTACTTGTCTGCAATGGACTTCTTTGTTAACTTCAACATCAATGAAAACTTTGAAGAAACAATTAAGAGTAGGCACCGTGATGAATTCTCTTATGCCAATTTCTCCGAAGGTGAGAAAATGCGTATTGACTTGGCCCTATTGTTTACTTGGCGACAGATTGCCAAACTAAAAAATAGTACCAATACTAATTTGTTGATACTTGATGAGGTATTTGATTCTAGCCTTGATACAGTAGGCACAGAAGAATTTCTAAAGTTGATACATGAAATGGGAACAGACACCAACGTGTTTGTTATCTCTCACAAAGGTGACCAGTTATTTGACAAGTTCCGTTCGGTTATTAAGTTTGAGAAAAAAGGAAACTTTTCAAGGATTGCAAAATGAATTTCAATGAATATCTGTCCCATCAAAGAAATGTGGTGGACAAAGAGGTACAAGGCTGGTTTTATCCAATTGATATTGTTCTTATGTATGGCATATTACAAGGTATGCAATTCAATTTGGATGGTGATATTTGTGAGATTGGTGTTGCAAATGGCCGAAGTGCCATTAATATTTGTAATTTTAAAAACACCAAAGATAATTTCTATCTATATGATATCTTTTCCGAAGAACAAAGAGTTATAGCAGATAACAATATTAAAAAGTTTAGTAAAGGTGAAAACCTAATTTGGAAATTAAATGACACAATGGAATTATTCCCAGATGATTTGATATTCAAAGATCAATTAAAGTTTTTACATATTGATGGATGCCATGAACATCCTGTGGTACTAAATGATTTAATTTTATTTGCAGACAAAATGAAAGATTACGGAGTTATTGCTGTAGATGATTTCAATGACTGGGAGTATCCTGGTGTGAACAGTGCTGTGTGTGAATTTATAATGTCGAAATACAATTATAAAAATTGGAGAATATTTACTATTGGTAATAATAAAGCCTTTCTATGTCAAAGGAAATTTCACCAACAGTATCAAGAAAAATTGTTATCTTTCATAAAGAAAGCAATGGCAGAGATGAACATGTTGTCGTTCAGTGGTTTAACTATTAGGCCAGTATACGATGAAAATGTTTTGTTGTGTGATTCCCGATCCAAAGTGGTTGATGTGGATGAACTGTACAAAAAATTGTTTGATAAACCAACCATAGGATAAATTATGAACACAGAAGATATTATTTTATATGACACAGAAGAAACGATTAAGGTTGCACCAGCAACTGAAAAGGTTGAAACATTTGATTTAGTGGCACCAGACCATCCAGCTCTATACAAAGTTTTACCTGAATTTAATTTTGAAAATGTACCAATCAATCCAAATAGTTTTGCATCCACTTTGGTTGAAACTTGTAAGAAGTATAATGGTATTGGTCTTTCTGCTAATCAGTGTGGTTTTGAATACCGTGTATTTGTTATGGGTTCAGGTGAAGAATATGTGGCATATTTCAATCCAAGAATTATTTCATCAAAAGGTGAAACACACATGGAAGAAGGTTGCCTTTCTTTTCCCTTTCTAAATTTGAGAATCACCAGGCCTGCCGAAGTGGAAGTAGAATATCAAGACTTTACCGGTATTACTCGTACCAAAACATTTACTGGTATAACTGCTCGTTGTTTTCTCCATGAGCTTGACCACATGAACGGAATAGTGTATACTAGTAGAGTGAAACCACTGGCGTTACAATTTGGTTTGAAGAAACTGGATAAGATTAGACGCAAGTATTTTAATCCTAAAAATATGAAACAACTGCAAGCAAGAACTTAATGGCAACACCTATAGATTATGTTGATGCTCAATGGGATGTGTGGTCGAGAACCAATGATGCATCCAGATTTGAACATATTGACACAGAGTTATTAAAAGAAACTCTCATTCAAAATTTGACATATGCATCCAAAATGGATGTGCGTGAGTATACCTTATATCAGAAATGGTGTGAGGTACAGGAGAAGTATCCAACACGTACAATTACCACACTGTTTGGTGATGATAAACAGTTGATTGATATAACACAAAAGAATTTGGTTGAGAAGGTTAAAAAGAATTTCTGGATGCCAGAAAGTCCAGATGATTATGAAAAGTTAAGACCTATTCTACAAATATCAAATGGTACTGGTGCAGAAACCTGGAACACTATTCGTACATTCTCATCTACAATGAAAAACAATAGTAACATTGGCCGCAATCTGTTTTACACAGTAATTGATGGTCAATCAGGAAAATACCTTGGTGTTATTTGTATATCGTCCGACTTCTTGGATTTAACTCCAAGAGATTCTGCAATTGGTTGGCCAAGAGATGTTAAGACGCAACAAGGAATGATTAATCACACGGCCATAGGTTCAACAATTGTACCACTACAGCCGTTAGGATTTAATTATATGGGTGGCAAATTGTTGGCATTATTATGTCTATCTGATACAGTACAAAATGATTGGAAGGTTCGTTATGGAGATACACTGGTTGGCGTCACTACAACCTCTTTATATGGTAATACCAAGTCTAATGGTCTATCTCAATATGATGGCCTGGAACATTGGAACAAAATGGGATTCTCTAGTGGCTCGGTTGCTTTCGAACCCACTAGGAAGACTATGAAGATGATCTTTGATTGGATCAAAGAAAATCACACTCGTAAATATTTCGAATGGTGGGAAGCCAAGAATCAAAATGGTTTGCCACTTAAACGTGACCATAAGAATCGGTCACTAAACTTTGCATATTCTAAATTAGGAATACCAAAAGAATTGATTCGCACTGAGCATCAGAGAGGTATCTATTTTTCACCTCTCTACAATAACACCAATGAATTTCTCAGGAAAGAAATTGGTGATAAAGAACTGGTCAAATCATTTGATACCAGTACTGAAACTTTGGCAAACATTTGGAAAACCAAATATGCCAAAGGACGTATATCAATGTTGAAGAAAAAGAACAATGTATCTTATGAATCATTGTTCTATGATGACTTGATATACCTGTCTTGGGAAGAAACCAAGGCAAAATATCTACCACAAGTTGGTAGATAAACAAGTATACCGCAAATATACTTGACACACACACTAAGTAATAGTATAATGTGAATTCTTGCACAACGCAAGTACTTTGTTTAACTTTGTCATTAGGAGATTTATCTTGACTAAACTATCCGCAAAAACCCGCATCCTTAATTTCTTGAACAAGAAAGAGGGATACAACACACTTTCGACCGCACAGGCTCGTGCTCGTTTCGGCATCCAAAACGTTGCCGCACGTATTGACGAACTCCGTCAAGAAGGTCATGTAATTTACACCAACACCAAATCCCGTGGTGATGGTAGCAAAGTTGCCGTGTATCGTATGGGCACACCAACCAAATCTATGGTTCGTGCTGCTATCAAAGCTGGTTACAGCTTCACTGCCTAATTAGGTGAATTGTGGGGAGACCACTTCTAGTGGTACTCCCCTTTTTTTTTATTTTTGGAGAGTAAATGGAAATTTCAATTAAAAAAGAGGAACTTCAAAAGAAAAGTATTTTTGTTGCGACACCAATGTATGGCGGCATGAATCATGGACTGTATGCGAAAGCTTGTCTTGATTTACAAGCCGTTTGTATGCAATATGGTGTGAGTGTGAAATTTTCATATCTTTTCAATGAGTCCCTAATCACTAGAGCAAGAAATTATCTCGTAGATGAATTTCTAAATCGTTCAGATTGTACACACATGTTGTTCATTGACGCTGACATTCATTTTGATCCTAAAGATGTTATTGCACTTCTGGCTTTGGATAAAGATGTTATTGGTGGACCTTATCCTAAGAAAGCCATTAAATGGTCTTCTGTTAAGAAAGCTATGACTAAAAATCCAGATATGGATGCTGGAAACTTGGACAAAGTTACAGGTGATTATGTATTTAATCCTGTACGTGGTACTGATAAGTTCTCTGTTTCTGAACCACTTGAGGTTATGGAAATTGGAACTGGTTTTATGATGGTTAAACGTGAAGTGTTTCCTAAATTTGCGGAATCATTCCCACAGTTGCGTTACAAACCAGATCATGTTGGCCAAGCTCACTTTGATGGTTCACGATACATTCATGCTTACTTTGATACAATGATCGACACCGTAGATTCTGCAACAGGTGGTGGTTCTGACCGTTACCTATCAGAAGATTATATGTTCTGTCAGCTATGGCGCAAGACAGGCGGTTCGATTTGGTTGTGCCCTTGGATGCGTTTGGATCACATTGGAACATATCACTTCAAGGGAGATATGCCTGCCGTAGCAAACTTTGTTGGAGAAATGTGATGATTGTCGGCCTCGTAGGTTTCATTGGTTGCGGTAAAGGTACCGCTGGTGATATTTTAAAAGATGTTGGTTTTAAACAACTTAGTTTTGCCGGTGGTGTCAAAGATATTGCGGCAGTTATGTTTGATTGGCCAAGAGAGTACCTAGAGGGCGACACAAGCACATCCAGAGAGTGGCGGGAACAACCAGATAAATTCTGGTCTAAAAAATTTGGCAAGGATTTTACACCACGATTAGCCCTACAGTTACTTGGTACTGAGGTTGGTCGTGGTATTTTCCATGAAAATTTTTGGGTCGATAGGTTAGAAAGACTTATTGATAGAGAGAAAAATTATGTCATTACCGATGTACGATTTCAAAATGAAATTGATTTTGTGCATAAGAACGGTGGTGTTGTGGTTGAAGTCCAGCGTGGTATTACACCACACTGGTATGAAATTGCATCACAAGCAAATAGGGGTTCACATAAAGCCGAAAGTTTTATGTATGAAAATGGTCCACATGAATCTGAATGGAGATGGATAGGTGGTCATATTGACCACACCATTGACAATGATGGTACTGTGGAAGACTTGAAAAATAATTTAATAAAGTGCTTGACTCGTTCTTACGGATCGAATACAATAAGTGAATTGACTGAAGGAGTATCGTAATGAAATTATCGAATGAGACCTTAACGGTTCTTAAAAACTTTGCCAACATTAATCCTGGCATTGAGTTTAAGACTGGTAAGAAATTGACAACCATTTCTGCAACCAAGACTGTCTTGGCAAAAGCCGGAATTAAAGATGACTTTCCACAAGACTTTTGTATCTATGATTTGAACCAATTTTTGTCGGTTCAATCCTTGTACAAAGACGGTGAAATTGATTTCGATAACGAACATGTTATCTTCAAGGTTGGTCGTAAGAAACTAAACTATCGCAAGACTGCAAAGAGCATGATTGTAACTCCACCAGATAAAGATTTAACTCTTCCTTCTATAGATGTTTCTTTCACACTAAAAGAAGATGAATTGGCTTCTGTTCTTAAAACTGCAAGCATTCTACAATCACCAAATATTGCCATCACATCTGATGGTGAAAAGATTTACATTACAACTTGTGATTCGAAAGACAATTCTGCACATACCGATTCAACAGAAATTGCTGATGGTAATGGCAAAAAGTTTAAGGCATTATTCTTAACTGAAAACTTTAAGATGATCGCCGGTACCTATGAGGTACAAATTTCTTCAAAAGGATTATCCTATTTTAGAAATTCAAAAGAAGATATGCAATACTGGATTGCTATCGAAGCTAAAGAATCTGATCTAACTTTTGGAGAATAATATGATTTGGATTACAGAATCAGCAAGCGGCAACAAGATTGCCGTTAATCCCACATACATTGTGGCCGTGTTCACCATTTCCGAAGGTGACCAAAAAGGTAAAACAGCAATCAATTTAACCAATGGTAATGTTGTTGTTGATGAATCTGATTATGATGTTATCGGAATGATTGTTGCAAAATGACTAAAGTTAATACACTATTCGGTTCCTTTGATGATGAAGCATTGAAGAAACTCAAAGGTTATGTGGATGAAGCAGTTCACCACATGCACAAGAACGATTCAAACAGTGCTGCAATCAAAGACATTATTGACCTTGCATATGATGAGTTGAAGATTCCTAAAAAGATTCTTAAACGCATGGCAAAAACACAACACAAGAATTCATTCCAAACTGAGGTTGCGGAATCTAAAGAATTTGAAGCACTATACGAAAGTATGGTTGAGGTGAAGTAATGCAACAGTTGGAGATTCAATTCTTTTATCCATTGACGGATCAAAAGACATTGGATTTGGATTTTACTCCAAGTGAACAATGGAATGTTGAACACCGAAAGAAATTGAATATTACTTATGGTGGCAATTTTTTGATTGGTAGTGGTGGCACTGGTCTTACTATATCATCGTCATCACCAACGGCAGGTTCTTTTGTTATAAGACCACCTTCTGTGAAAAATGTTGGTAAGTGGGAAATCACAGATTCTGTGTTTGTGTATAGACCCACTAAGCCAAATGCAGTCGTAAGATTTTTTGCCAAGTTACTGCTTGGCTTTAAATGGCATGACGAAATTTAATTATATTATGGAGAATTTGAATGTCGCAACACATTTTGTGGGTGGAGAAGTATCGTCCTAAAACCATTGAAGATTGTATTCTTCCTGATGGTATCAAGTCAACATTTCAGGAGTATGTAAACCGTAAAGAGATTCCCAATCTCTTGTTGGCGGGTTCTGCTGGTGTCGGTAAAACTACAATTGCAAAGGCTCTCTGTGAAGAAGTCGGTTGTGATTATATTATGATTAACGGTTCAGATGAATCGGGTATCGATGTTCTACGGAACAAAATCAAAAACTACGCATCATCCATGTCCTTGTCAGGCGGCCGCAAGGTTGTCATCATTGACGAAGCGGACTATCTAAATCCAAATTCAACTCAACCTGCCATGCGTGGTGCGATTGAGGAGTTTGCATCCAACTGTTCTTTCATCTTCACATGTAACTTTAAGAACAGAATCATTGATCCAATCCATTCTCGTTGTACTGTTGTTGACTTCAAAATCAATGGCAGTAAACAAAAGATGGCTGCGGCTTTCTTTAAACGTGCTGAGTGGATTCTGGAACAAGAAGGTATAACCTACGACAAAGCCGTGGTCGCTGCCGTTATCACCAAACACTTTCCTGACAACCGCCGTGTTCTTAATGAATTGCAGCGTTACAGTGTTAGTGGTACAATCGACAAAGGCATTCTTGCATCGGTTTCTGATGTGCAGATGAATGAGCTGGTGTCTTCTATTATGAACAAGGACTTTGCTTCTTGTCGAAAATGGGTTACAAACAACCTCGACAATGACGTTACCAGAATATTTAGAAACATCTATGATTCATTGTATGACAAATTAAAACCAAACTCTGTACCACAAATGGTTCTGATATTGGCCAAGTATCAATATCAATCGGCCTTTGTTGCAGACCATGAAATCAATTTGATTGCTTGTTTGACGGAACTTATGGTTGAATGTGAATTCAAATGAGTCCGTTCGACTATGCTGATTTCATCCTAAGAAAAAAGACACCAGAAGGTGACTTAGATTTCAAGGATTATGCTCCATTTCTAATCAACAGGTCTTTATCTAATCACCTGGATTGCGTGTTGTTTGTTAACGAAATCAACATGTGGCCTGGTCTGGACAAGGACATGCAATACCAGTATCTTCTAAATAGTATCAGGCCCATGAAACGGAAGTTTGTTCCGTGGCAAAAAGCCGATTCTGATAGGAATATTGAGTGTGTGAAAATCTATTTTGGTTATTCAAACGCCAAGGCTAAAGAAGCCCTTCGTATTCTTACTGATGAACAAATCGCTGATATAAAAACAAAAATAGATACAGGCGGAGTGAAGAATAATGATAGACATTAAAGACCTAGTTGAAGTGACATTGGATGAAAAAGATGATTTTTTAAAAGTTCGTGAAACACTGACACGGATCGGTGTTGCGTCCAAGAAGGACAAGACACTATATCAATCTTGCCACATACTCCACAAACGTGGTCAATACTATGTGGTACATTTCAAAGAGTTGTTTGCCCTAGATGGTAAACCAACCGACATTACCGAAAATGATCTATCACGTAGGAATGCTATTGCAAACCTATTGGAAGATTGGGGTCTAGTAAAGATTGTCAACAAGAAACAGACCGAGGTACCTGCACCTATCTTTCTTTCACAGGTAAAGATTCTTTCTCATAAAGAGAAGAATGAGTGGCAATTAACTCCAAAGTACAATATTGGTAAAAAACCACAACCAGCTTGACAACCTGTATAAATAATACTATAATAATGGTGCCGTGCTCTTTGAGGCGGCAATTTTTTAATCTTGCTTTTTAAGGAGAAAACTATGACAGGATTACTGTTTCCAAAATTCGACCAACTGTACCCAAACATGATTGGTCTAGACCAGATTACCGATATGTTGCAAGCTGCAACCAAAGATATTGCGAAATCTGTACCAACTTATCCCCCATACAATATCAAACAAATCAAAGACAACAAGTTCGTCATCGAAATGGCTGTTGCTGGATTTGGAAAATCTGATATTGAAATTACCATGGAAGGTAATAAGTTGGCCATCAAAGGTGCCTCTAAAGAGGATGATAACCAGGACTATCTCTACAAAGGTATTGCCAACCGTGCATTTGAACGCACCTTCACATTGAAGGATACGATTGAAATTAAAAATGCTGAATTGGTTAATGGTATGCTTAAGGTGTGGTTGGAAAATATGGTGAAGGCTCAAGACGCCATCAAGAAAATTTCCATTCAAACAAAGGAAGACTAATGTTTAAAAAACTATTTTCAAGTATATTGGAAGCCATAGAGGCTATCAAGAAACACAGGTCAGACCGTACCTTAAAAGGTAGATAACCATAAGGGGTCTTGACAGACCCCTTTTTTTGTTGTATAATGGTGTCATTATGAAAACTGTTAAAACTTCCATTCGCAAATTACGCAACCGCTTGAACCCAAGTGAAATCTATTTTACTCAATCTGATTGGGATCCCAAAGAGATTGATGGTGTACTATTTCTGCCTGTGGCGGAACAGATACCTATTCCTAGAGGCCGCATGTTAAAATGGATGCGTAAAGATTCTTTAGAATATGTTAAATAACGCCCATATAGCTTAATGGTAAAGCAGGGAACTCATAATTCCTTGAGTGGGGGTTCAATTCCCTCTGTGGGCACCAATTGAAAGTGATATGTGAAACAAAAATTTCGTGATGCTTATATGAAGGTGGCAGAGACTTTTGCAGAACTGTCTTCCGCCAGACGCCTTCATGTTGGCGCAATTATAGTGAAAGATGATAGAATTATATCTATTGGATACAATGGTATGCCATCTGGTTGGGATAACAACTGTGAAGATAAAGAATACATGGACCAAACGGCGGGTGGTTGGTTGTCACCTGAAGAAATTGAAGAACAGTGGCCATGGAGTGAACAACAGTTACCAAAAACTGAAGACCTTCCATGGCTTCGTTATAAGTTAAAAACAAAACCGGAGGTTCTTCATGCAGAAACTAATGCAATCGCTAAGCTGGCAAGATCGAATGAATCTGGCCTTGGGGCTCATCTCTTTGTTACTCATGCACCTTGTTTGGACTGTGCCAAGCTTGTTTACCAATCTGGTATCAATAGTGTTTATTATCGCAATAGTTATCGTATCCAAGATGGCTTACAATTCTTGGATAAAGCAGGAGTGAAAGTGGAAAAGATGTGAATCTCTAAATAAGCCTGGGACATTATTGTCCAAAGGAGTTCCCATGCGTGTTAGGGTAGTGAATTGTCCAGACAAAGACTTCAAGCCTTTTGTAGAAAGAGCTGCCCAATTCTACGCCAAAGAACTTGTGCCTAACACCAGAATACGAAACAACTGTTTTACTGAAATTAAATTTGATGAATCCATACAAGAATATGGGTTTGCAAGTGTTAAAGAATACAATACAAGAAACAAACCAAGACAATTTTTGATAGAGATTCATCCAGGCATTGGGTCCAGAAGAATACTAGAAACACTGGCCCATGAAATGGTTCATGTCAAACAGTACATTCAAAATGAAACCAACGACCAGCTGACCAAGTGGCGGGGTAAAAGGATCAATTCTGACAAAGTGGACTATTGGGTGCAACCATGGGAAATAGATGCATATGGCCGTGAGACTGGACTACTAACAAAGTTTGCAATTTCAGAACATCTCTGGGAAATATTTGAAGATTTTGTTAACCCTGGAGAACCAATAGTTAAACAATCAATCCGTTGGAAAATAAAATCTTAAAAATATTTTTAAAAAACCGCTTGCCAAGGCTCAAAGTTTACTATATAATACAAACATATTTAATTTTTTAGAAAGAAAAAAGTGTCTCTCATATCCCATAAGCCCTTTACGTTACAACTAGAGTATCGCACAATGAATTGCGCCGATAGCTCATGGGCGATTACAACCGGGTTTTGTGTAGATGAGGGATGGGACGGATAAAAAAGTTCTAAAAAAGACTCCAAACACAAGACCCTAGACCTAAAAAATCTAGGGTTTTTTGTTTGTTGTTTCAATACAACACAGTGGTTGCCAGAATCTTTGGTTCTGATACAATACACACTTGTTCTTTAAAAATTTGTTGTAGTTTATTCCCGAATGGTGTAGTGGCAGCACAGCAGACTTTGACTCTGTTAGTATAAGTTCGATTCTTATTTCGGGTGCCATATTCAAACACATTATAGTGACGCATGAGCAGGTCACCAACTTCCGCTGGTTACGACAATCGTAAGTGAGTGAAGATAGTGTGTTTCAATATGGAAGATAATGCAGGTGGGATGGTCCGCCGACTAGCCTTGAAAACTAGGTTCTCTCAAAAAGGGATGGGGTTCGACTCCTCTGTCTTCCGCCAAATTTTAACTGGGTATATGATAGTGGCAGTCGCCGAGGTTTGGAACCTTGTAGTGCAAGTTCGATTCTTGCTACCCAGACCAAAAACGGAGAGTGGGCAGGATGGTAATGCAGCGGATTGCTAATCCGTAGGCTCATGAAAGTGGGCCACAGGGTTCGACTCCCTGACTCTCCACCAATGCCAGCGAGACTTGGTAGTCAGAGAGGTCTTATACACCTTTTAGCGCCAGATTAGCGTTCTTGATAGGGTTCGATTCCCTACGCTGGTACCAGATTTTATGTTGGTGTGACCCGAATGGCTAGGGAGCAGATTGCAAATCTGTTATATGCAGGTTCAAATCCTGTCACCAACTCCAAACATGTTGTAGAAATACAACAGTGCTGGTTGACAAAAGATGTGGTTGTGTTATACTTCATACATGAATTGAGAAATCAATCAAACGTTCTTTAAAAATTTGTTGTAGTTAATTGCACCTATCGTCTATCGGTTAGGACGCTGCCCTTTCAAGGCGGAAAGAGGAGTTCGATTCTCCTTAGGTGTACCATTTGTTTTGCTGATGTAAGCCATGAGGTAAACGTCAACCTTGAGTAACTCTGTATAGAAACGGTAATTGCTGCAGCTAATTCCGTTGAGCATAGCAAATAGTGCGTCAGCAAAACAAATGGTAGTTTATGGAGGTATAACTTAACGGCGAAAGTAGCTGGCTTTTAACCAGTAAATCAGAGTTCGATTCTCTGTGCCTCTACCATATAAAAACACATTTCAATAGTTTCGACTGTGATGGATAGTTTCTGTTTAGTACAGTATCCGAAGTGTGTTTCTATATGGAGCAATTGATGCTATGGCGTGTGCATCGGCGGACTGTAAATCCGTCCCCTCCGGGTAAACAATCTTGGTTCGACTCCAAGTTGCTCCACCAAATCCCGGTACTACTTCCGTTAAAGTAGCGTTTGATTAGCGATAGAGATCCGGTGGCAGAAGACCGTTAGCGGAGTAATCCTGAATCTGATAGGCAGAATCTCACTGCACACAGACTCCGAATAAATGAGATGGACAGAGTAACTGCTCAATTAAGGGCTGGCGTGGAACCCAGTAGCTTATACTAATTTGGTCTCAAAGTGTTCATGGACGCACGTATGCCTGTCACGCATAAAGAAGGGGATCGTTACCCCTTGGGACCGCCAAGTTTTATTCCGCAGTAGCTCAGTCGGTAGAGTAGATGACTGTTAATCATTTGGTCGGTGGTTCGAGCCCACCCTGTGGAGCCAATTTTTTCCCGTGTGTAGCTCAGCTAGGTAGAGCTCTTGGTTTGGGACCAAGTGGTCGCATGTTCGAATCGTGTCACACGGACCAATTTCGCCTTTGTTGACGGCGTATAATAGGATAAGTTGTCAACAACAAATTTTGGGCTGGTAGTGATAATGGGAGCACAGGGGCTTTGCAAGCCTTTAGTCGGGGTTCGATCCCCCGCCGGTCCACCAAATTCGGTTCAGTAGCACAGTGGTAGTGCAACTCCTTCATACGGAGTAGGTCGTTGGCTCGTATCCAACCTGAACCACCAGTATGGGTCTTTAACTCAGTGAACAGAGTACTTGGCTACGAACCAAGAAGTCGTAGGTTTGAATCCTACAAGACCCTCCAAGCCGTTCCGCTTTGTTAGCGGATACTGTGACCCACAGGATAGAAGTGAGGTGACTCTCACGGGTGGTAGTCTTTAAACCGAAAGGCCGCTGGCAGTGCGATAACGGTCCTGGTCGGGAAGCGGGTGGAGGGTGTGTGTTACAAGGCGTTGAACCAAACGGGGAGCCAAGTAACAACGGTGCGAGCTGACACACTAAATTACCGCCGCAGGACGCAGAGCATTTATACCCCGTTAGCTCAAAGGTAGAGCACCCGGCTGATAACCGGGAGACAGAGGATCGTTACCTCTACAGGGTACCAAATTTTTTCTCGCTGGTGTAATGGCAGCATAGCGGTCTCCAAAACCGTTGGTTGGGGTTCGAGTCCCTAGCGGGAAGCCAATTTTTATAAAGGTGATTGATATGAAAAAGTTCGACATAGAAGAAGTCAAAACATTCCTTGCAAAACAAGGACAAGATACCAAAGTGTACCTTGGTGCTGACTCTGAAAGAATTAGAGTTAACGGTGTTTGGTATGCTGATTATGCTTTGGCTGTCGTAGTTCATATTGATGGCCGCCACGGTTGTAAGATATTTGGTTATGTAGATAGAGAAATGGATTATGACCATAAGAAAAGTAAACCTGCTATGCGTCTGATGACAGAAGTATACAAGGTTTCAGAATTGTTCCAAAACTTGGCTGACGTATTAGAAGATTTTCATGTTGAAGTTCATTTGGACTTGAACAAATCTGATGAATTCGGAAGTTCATGTGTTGTGCAACAAGCAATAGGTTATATCAAAGGTACATGTAACATGACACCGATGGTTAAACCAGATGCACCTGCTGCTAGTTTCTGTGCCGATAGATTGAAAAGAATCTTGGCCGAACAAGAAGCAGTGCATGTCTAACAGACCTCCAAAGTAATTAAGTTTACTTTGGGCAGTGCTTAGTGTAGTGGTCTGCACCTCTCGCTGTGACCGAGATAGTATGAGTTCGATCCTCATAGTGCTGCCCAAAGTAAATTTGCCTTGTTAACTCAGCGGTAGAGTGTCTCCCTTACAAGGAGAAGGTCGGCGGTTCGATCCCGTCACAAGGTACCAACATGCTGCTTTAGCTGATGTGGTCATAGCGCTGGTTTGAAGAACCAGTGAAAGAGGTTCGATCCCTCTAGGCAGCACCAATTATTATACCCAAGTGACGAAATTGGCAAACGTGTCTCTCTCAAAAGGAGAATTTTGTGGGTTCGAATCCCATCTTGGGTACCATGCTCTCATAGTATAATGGCATTACACATCCTTGGTAAGGATGAAAACCAAGTTCAATCCTTGGTGGGAGCACCAATATTTTTTATTTCATCCAGTACAAAAAGCTGTTGCCTTGTTTCAAAGGATGGTGTAAAATCATTGCTGTTGGTGAATGATTTTGTTTCTTGATATGATTCCAATTTATTGGCCATATCGTATAAATCTTTAACATAATTTTTTTCCATAGAAGTATTTATTGCCCCGGTGACGGAATTGGTATACGTGTTGGTCTTAGAAGCCAAATTTTGAGAGTTCGAGTCTCTCCTGGGGCACCAAGTTTTTAGTTACAGTCAGTACTGTGGGAAGTACAGGTGGACAACACCAGGACAAGGTTCGAATCCAAACTGTAATTTTTCTGGCGTTAGTATAATGGACAATACAGTAGGCTTCTACCCTTCTAATGGGAGTTCGATTCTCTCACGCCGGACCAGATTGCGAGTATGGTGGAATAGGTAGACACAAGAGACTTAAAATCTCTCGCTTCGGCGTACCGGTTCGATTCCGGTTACTCGTACCAAGTATACCAAAATATTGGTTGACAGTTGAATAGAAAGCATATATAATAACTCTATTGCGGGTATGGTGCTAGTGGTAACACAAGACCTTGCCAAGGTTTAGTTGTGAGTTCGATTCTCACTACCCGCTCCAGATTCGCCCTATTAGTATAATGGTATTACACCTGTTTTGTAATCAGGTTACGGCAGTTCGATTCTGTCATGGGGCACCAAATAAGTATTGACTACAACAGATTTTTAGTGTATAATAGTTTATGTGCGGGATTAGTTTAATGGTAAAACAGCAGATTTCCAATCTTCGGTCATCAGTTCGATTCTGATATCCCGCTCCATTTAATGCGGTCGTTATAGAACAGTTTAGGTGTCCAACTTAAGCAGTATGTGCGAATCATACAGGCCGCTCCATTTATTTTTGAGGTCATTATGAACATCACACCACTTGCAAATAAAATTGTTATTAAACGAATCGAAGGTTCTAAGCAAACAGAATCAGGCATCATTCTACAGAGAACAGATGAACCTGATAGAGCAGAAGTTATGGCCATCGGTCCTGATGTTGATGAAGTTTCTGTTGGTGATATTGTTCTTTTGGATTGGAATGCTGCAATGAAATCCGGCGACTACTATGTTGCCAAAATTGATGGCGTAGTTTTCGTATACGGAGAATAAAATGTCTGATGGTGGTAAAGGTTCTAACCCAAGACCATTTAGTGTTTCACAGGAAACATTTGGTGATAACTTTGATGCAATCTTTCGTAAGCCATCACCAAAAGAAATAGAAGATGCTAAAGCCGAACAAGAAGAATTCGATAGAATCTTAGAAGATAATCTTAAACGCACTAGGCATGAATTCGATAAAAACGTTATTATGAAACCTGAATTTTTCGAATAAATATTATAGCGGGTTGGTGAAACAGTATCACAGTGGGCTCATAATCCTCAGTTCCGGTGCAAATCCGTGACCCGCAACCAATTACTCTCTATACATATTAGATAAGAATTCTGCCTCAGGAATTCTAGTTCTTGTATTCTTACTACCAAGAACAACAACAATCCTATTCCCAATATTAGTGTCCAAGAATAATGTTATGCATCCACCAGATGCACTAATGTATCCTGTTTTACTGACAACAATATTTTGGTGAGTGCCAATCAATGGATTGGTATTACGAAAAACAAACCACTTATTTTTAATTTGTATTTTTATTTCAGACTTACGGCTAGCGTATCTGATGTTGCCATAGAAACTCGCTTCTCTTGTAAGTTTAATTAATTGTCTTGCAGTACTAACATTTCGTGCATCTAATCCAGTTGGTTCATACACAACCGTATTTGTCATTTCCAAACTTCTAATTTTTTGGTTCATTGCTTGTACACATTCGACCAATCCACCAGGATAATGTTCACAAAGAGTTAGTGCAGCTCTATTGTCACTGGCTGTTATTGTTAGGTTTATTAATTCCAACCTAGTTAATTTTTGATTGTTTCTTGGTAACTTGTCGGCCAATTTTGTTGTCATTGTTATTTTTTCATCAACATTTTGGTTTGCATCTAAGACAACCATAACAGTCAACAGTTTTGTTATACTAGCAATTGGCCGGACCACATCAATATTTTCACCATCAATAATATTACCACGTATATCCGATATCAACCAGGATTTTGCGGTGATGGGTTTTGCTGAGACAACTTGTTGATTAAAAAGTATGGTGAAAAATAGCAAATAAGTAAAAATTTTGTATAACAATCAAACACCTCATCAAAGTTTTGAATCATGGTGATTCAATTTGTGGTTTACAAGCTCTAGCATTATTAAATGAGGTTGTGTATATGGATTTCTTTTCACCTTTTTGACTGGTGGTAACCAAACATTTGTATTCACAGACTTGTAATCCTTTTTCATTCGTAAAACTCTTTTCCAATTGACAATAGTTCTTATCGTTAATTGAAGATGCTTTTGTATATATGATAGCATCCGGCATAAAATTTATATTGATGGTCGGATGAGTAACCATCAACGTTGCACTGGTTGTCAACAATGTAAAAAGTAATTTATTTTTCATCTATAGTCTTTGGTATACCACCAAACAAAGGTCAATAGTCCTGATCCGACCAATAGAATGAATACGTAAAAGAATAAAATAAATTTACCAAGACCAACATTGTCAAATACCCATTCTAAAAATGTGTACTTATTTTTTTTCATCTGGTGTTATTAGTTTTTTGTTTTCTTCTTGATTTTTCTCATCAAGATATTTGATTGCTTGTAAAATTCTTTCGGTTCTTAATTGCTTCTCTCTTTCCAACTCTTGTTGGTATGTTCTTTGATGCAATTCTGGCCATCTTTTTTTCTTATCAAAATGTATCCAGGTAAACAAAGCACCCATTATGACAAAAATCATTATTATTCCAACAATCAATGAAATTTCCATTGAAAGGGCTTCCATTCTTTTTCTGCGTTTTGCCGCTTTGATTGCATCTTCTTTTTCTCTGACCAATCTAGCAACTTTTTGTTCCTGTATAATTTGTCCACGCATTTCTTGGAATCGTGTCCACAAATCTTTTAGGTCTGCTGGTACGTGATAAATCATTTGTTCACGCAATTCAACTTCCATCTGTTCAAGTCTGGAACGAATCAATACACGTTGCAATGCTCTACGGCTTAGTGATACATCACCAACGTATACCTCTTTAGATTTCTTTTCTTCTTCATAGAACAATTCTTCAATCTTGTCCATAGCATCAAAGAATGTTCCCAATTGGTCTCCAATGACGGACATAACATCATTTGGATCCTTCTCAATATTTGCTCTTGTTTCTTTTTTCTTTTGCTCAAACTGTTGGCGTTGTTCTTTGGTAGCCGGTTTGTTTTCATGTTGCTTGTTGAATTGCTTATCCAAATCGTCAAGCACACCCTTCACATCACCGGCTGCGCTTTTGATATCTTTGTAGAGTTGGCAACCTTTCTTTATGGCTGCCACAGCCCCATTTGCAAGGGCCAGGAGGGTTAACGGATCCATCTTTTATACCATTTTTGTATTGACTTTATGACAAAACAATGATATACTACGATCTCAAAACACACTATATACTTATTTATATGGTATTCTTTTGTTTATCCCATATCCTATAAAGGTTTTATTATGACTATAATTGTACTCAAACTCATCACCCACGAAGAAGTTTTAGGTGAAGTGAAATCCGAAACACCATCAACATTTACCTTATCTAATCCCGTAGCAATTGCTGTTGTGCGAGGCCAAGATGGCCAACCCAATGTTGGATTTGCGCCATTTCCAACGCACGCTAACCATGGCAAAAATTCAACTATTGACATTGACAAGAAGAATGTAGTATACTACTATATTCCTGCTGAAGATTTTATTACAAACTACAATGAAATTTTTGGTTCAGGTATCATTCTCCCAGGACAAAAACAAATTATTACAGGTTAATGGCTAATTTCTACACAAATGTTCAATCTTTCGGTGGCAAGATTCTTTATCGTGGTGTCAAAGACGGTAAACGAATCAAACTAAAGATTGATTATGAACCACAATTGTATCTTCCTGCTCGGCGTGGTAATGGTACACACAAATCTCTTGATGGTATAGACCTCGTACCAAAGCGATTTGATGGCATCCGTGAAGCAAGAGACTATGTAAAACAATTTGAAGATGTTGCTGGTGGTACAAAAATCTATGGTAACACCAGATTTGAATATGCATTTATCGCAGAACAACATACCGAAATGGTTGATTGGGATGCTGATAAAGTTTCTGTTGGTGTAATTGATATTGAGGTTGGTTCAGAGAATGGTTTTCCAGACCCATATCTGGCCAACGAACCAATCACCGCAATTGCCATAACCTATCTAAATGGCATGACCCATGTTTTTGGTTGTGGTGATTACAATAATTATGACGATAATGTAACATACGTAAAATGCAGAGATGAATGGTCTCTTTGCAAAAGATTCTTGGAATTGTGGTCACACAATACACCAGATGTTATCACTGGTTGGAACACCAAGTTCTTTGATATACCATATCTTGTGAATCGTTTTCGTAAGATTCTTGGTGAAGATGAAACTAGAAAATTATCTCCGTGGAACTTTATCACAGAACGAAAAACCAATATCAATGGCCGACAATTGATTGCATATAGTCTTGTTGGTGTTGAATCACTCGACTATATTGAATTATACAAATGGTATGCGCCGGGTGGTAAGTCACAAGAATCGTATCGATTGGATAATATCGCACAGGTGGAACTTGGTGAAGGTAAAATCTCATATGATGAATTCGATAACCTTCATGCATTGTATCGCCTCAACTTCCAAAAGTTTATTGAATACAACATCAAAGACGTTAAGTTGATTATAAAATTGGAAGACAAACTTAAGCTTTTGGAATTGGCCTTAACTCTTGCATATGATACCAAATGTAACTATGAAGATGTATTTGCACAAACACGTATGTGGGATGCACTGACATATTCGTATCTGTTGAATCGTGGTATCATTGTACCACCCCGTGAAGTACAAGATAAAGATGCTGCGTTTGAAGGTGCGTATGTAAAAGACCCACAAGTTGGTATGCACAATTGGGTTGCATCGTTTGACTTGAATAGTTTGTATCCACATTTGATGATGCAGTATAACATTTCACCAGAGACACTAATCGAACCACAAGACTATACACCTGAAATGCGAGAAGTTATTTCTCAAGGTGTAAGCGTTGATAAATTGTTGATTAAGTCGGTTAATCTATCAAATCTGACTGATTGCACAATTACACCAAACGGACAATTTTTTCGCACAGATAAGATTGGTTTCTTACCTGCAATGATGGAAGAGATGTATCAAGACCGTAAAAAGTTTAAGAAGATGATGTTGATTGCTCAACAGGAGTATGAAAATGAAAAAGACGAATTCAAAAAATACGAAATTGACAAACGTGTGGCTAGATTTAATAACCTACAACTCGCAAAGAAAGTATCCCTCAACTCTGCCTACGGCGCTTTGGGAAGCCAGTATTTTAGGTTTTATGACCTACGCATGGCTCTGGGAGTTACAACAGCAGGCCAACTATCAATCAAATGGATTGAAGCAAAAATCAACCAGTACATGAATAAGCTTTTGTCCACAGACAATGTGGACTATGTGATTGCATCAGACACAGATTCTATTTACCTACGCCTTGGTGATTTGGTTAACAAGGTCTATGGTGTTGATGGTGTTGTTAAAATGCCTGCACAAAAGATTATTGAATTTATGGATCGTGTTTGTGAAGACAAATTACAACCACACATTGATAGATCATACCAAGAGTTGGCAGATTATGTTCATGCATTTGCACAAAAGATGCAGATGAAACGTGAAGGTCTTTCTGATAAGGGTGTGTGGACTGCCAAGAAGCGTTATATTCTAAATGTGTATAACAATGAAGGTGTGCAGTATGCTGAACCACACATGAAGGTGATGGGTTTGGAAATGATTAAATCATCCACACCATCTGCCATCCGTGAGAAGATGAAATTATCTATTAAGTTGATGATGACTGGTACAGAACAAGAGGTGCAAGACTTTATTGCCAAGTTTAGGCAGGAGTTTAAAACACTGCCTGCGGAAGAAATATCTTTCCCTAGAGGATTGAATGGGCTAAATACTTATTCCGATCCAGTAATGTTGTTCAAAAAAGGCACACCAATCCATGTTCGTGGTGCGATTGTGTACAATCATTATCTGAAACAAAAAGATTTGACTAAGAAGTACCCATTGATTCAAGAAGGTGAAAAACTTAAATTTACCTATCTGAAAATGCCAAATCATTTCAAAAATGATGTGATTTCTTTCCCATCAAGAATACCAAAAGAGTTTGAGCTTGACAACTACATCGACTATGATGTACAATTCGACAAGGCCTTTCTGGAACCAATCAGTGTAATTCTACGTTGCATGAATTGGTCGGCTGAAAAAACAAATTCATTAGAGGACTTTTTTACATGATTTTCCTAACATTCCTGACAGCAATGGCGCTGTCGGGAGTTGCTGCTTATTATTCTGTCATTGGATTGGCAGCAATATTTCCAGGTTCGTTTTGGCCTGTTGTTCTTATGGGTTCTGTACTTGAAGGTGCAAAACTGGTAACTGTTTCTTGGTTGTATCGTAATTGGAAAGAAATTCCAATACTGATGAAATCATATCTGGTTATAGCCTGTTTCATTTTGATGCTTATTACATCAATGGGCATTTTTGGTTATTTGTCAAAGGCACACCTGGAACATTCTTCTGATGCTGCACCATTGGTAAATAAAATTGCACTCATTGATGAAAAGATAAAAGTATCTAAGGAGAATGTTGATGTTAATCGCAAGGCACTCAAACAGATGGATGAGGCTGTGGACCAAGTTATGGGTCGCTCAAGTGATGAAAAGGGTGCCGAGAAAGCAGTGGTTATCCGTAGAGGGCAACAAAAGGAACGTGGAAGAATCTTTGCTGAAATCGAAGCCGAACAGAAAAAAATTGGCAGTCTTAATGAGGAACGGATGCCTATGGCCACAGAAGCTCAGAAGACCGCTGCGGACTTAGGACCAATTAAATATGTTGCAGAATTAATTTATGGTTCTGGTGATGCCGATGTGGTAGACAAAGCAGTCCGCCTGGTAATCATGTTAATCATGGTTGTATTTGACCCGTTAGCTGTGTTATTATTGATTGCAGCAAACATGTCGATGCAAGATAGGCGTGTAAAGGAAATTGTACAAAAGCCGAATGAAGAATTGCCACCTGCGCCACCAATCAAAGAAGAATTGATAGAAGAACCTGAATCCAAAAAGGAAGAAACTGTAGAGATTAGAAAAGACAACATGATTATAATTGATGAAGCCACTGGTGAATCAATACCACCAATTACTTCATCTGAACAACAATTACCTAAAAAGTTAGAACCTAAGTATGATTATGATGAACCATATTCGTTTCGTGAAAAAGGAAAATAAATGAGCATTCTCGACAAAATTAAAAAGAACAGCAGTATCAAAGATTCTGCCATCTTATCAAAATCAAAATTCTTTAATGATAAAGATATGATTCCAACCGCAGTGCCAATCATTAACGTGGCACTTTCTGGTAAGTTAGACGGTGGTCTAACACCAGGTCTTACAATGTGGGCCGGTCCATCTAAACACTTTAAGACAGCATTCAGTTTATTGATGGCCAAATCTTACTTGGACAAATATCCAGATGCAGCACTCCTATTCTATGATTCGGAGTTTGGTACTCCACAGTCTTATTTTGACAGTTTTGGTATTGACACAGAGCGGGTGCTCCATACTCCTCTTACAGATATTGAACAACTCAAGTTCGACATAATGGCTCAATTGACACAACTTGAGCGTGGTGATAAATTGATTATCGTCATTGATTCAATTGGCAACTTAGCATCAAAGAAAGAAGTTGAAGATGCTTTGGCTGAAAAATCAGTTGCTGATATGTCTAGAGCAAAACAAGTCAAGTCTTTGTTCCGTATGGTAACACCACACTTGTCTTTAAAAGATATTCCAATGGTTGTTGTTAATCACACATACATGGAAATTGGAATGTTCCCGAAAGCAATCGTTGGTGGTGGTACTGGTTCATACTACTCTGCTGATAATATTTTCATCATCGGTCGCCAACAAGAAAAAGACGGTACAGAAGTTACCGGTTACAATTTTATTATTAACGTAGAGAAAAGTAGATATGTCAAAGAAAAATCTAAGATACCTGTTAGCGTATCTTTTGACGGTGGTATTAGCACTTGGTCTGGTTTGCTCGACCTTGCTTTGGAATCCAAGCATGTGGTCAAACCAAAGAATGGTTGGTACCAACGTGTTGATTCTGACGGTGTGATTGAAGAAAAGAATTACCGTGAAAAAGAAACTGACACTAAAGATTTCTGGATGCCTATTCTTAAACAGAAATCTTTCCGTGATTTTGTTGAGAACAAATATCGTGTAGCAGCCGGTGAAATTATGACAAGCAACATTGACGAAACATTCGATGTTGAAACTATGAATGGTGCATGATGATAGAAGGTATTGATTATTGCTTCATCTATCCAAAAGATGACAAGTCTTCCGTTCATATTAAATTTTTGGATGGACCATACAAAGATACCATCTTCAAGTATGGTAAGGTAAAGTTCAAAGAAGAAAATGAACAAGTCTATTTACTTTTTGCTTACGATGTGTTAGAATCGACAGTCAAGAAGCCAGCCAAACTGGAAAAAGATGGCGACTTTAAAAATTATATTGGTGACTTATTGGTAGAAATAATGTCATCTAACATGGAACAGGAAGTGGTTGATGAAACTGGAACAGACGATCTTAAAGAATCTAATTTATAATGAAGAATATCTACGCAAGGTTTTGCCATTCTTAAAATCGGAATATTTTACAGACAGAACAGATAAGACATTATACCATGAAATTGCATCGTTCACAGAAACTTACAATTCTCCACCAACGATTGAAGCGCTTGTATTGGCCGTCAAAGAGAGGCGTAACCTCACAGATGATGAAGTGGAGAAGTGTGAAACTTATCTCCAAGAAATTGCAAAAACTAAGGATGAAGAATCCAAGGTTCAATGGCTTACTGACAAAACCGAACAATTCTGTCAAGAGAAAGCGATATACAATGCAGTACTGGGGGCTATTTCCATACTTGACGGGAAAGACAAGACCCAAGACAAAGGTGCGATTCCCAAGGTATTATCGGACGCTCTGGCTGTAAGTTTCGATAATTCAGTTGGCCATGACTATCTAGAAAACTCGGAAGAACGATATGAATTCTACCATCGTAAAGAAGAACGAATCCCCTTTGATTTGGATTTCTTTAACAAGATCACAAAAGGTGGTCTACCTACTAAAACGCTTAATATCGCTCTTGCCGGAACTGGCGTGGGAAAAAGTTTGTTCATGTGCCATGTGGCTGCGGGCTGTATGGTACAAGGCAAGAATGCACTTTACATCACCATGGAAATGGCTGAAGAAAAGATCGCAGAAAGAATAGATGCGAATCTATTGAATGTTACAGTTGATGACCTTGTAAATTTACCTAAAGAGATGTATGATAAGAAGATTGCTAAGCTCCGTGAAAAGACTATTGGAAAACTCATCATTAAAGAGTACCCTACAGCATCTGCGAGCACCACTCATTTTCGCACCTTACTCAATGAGCTTAACCTTAAAAAGTCTTTTGTTCCTGATATTATCTTTATTGATTATCTTAACATTTGTTGTAGTGCTAGAGTTAAAGCTGGTGCTAACGTCAACAGTTACACCTATGTTAAGGCTATTGCCGAAGAATTGCGTGGACTTGCAGTTGAATACGGAGTACCAATTGTATCTGCAACACAAACAACAAGAAGTGGTTTTACTTCATCCGACCCAGGACTTGAGGACACAAGTGAGAGTTTTGGTCTGCCAGCAACCGCAGACTTGATGTTTGCTTTGATTTCTTCCGAAGAATTGGAAGAACTTGGTCAGATTATGGTCAAACAGTTGAAGAATCGTTACTCGGATCCAACAATGTATAAACGATTCACCTTGGGTATTGACAGAGCAAAGATGCGCCTGTATGATGTGGATCAATCTGGTCAAAATGGCATCACTGATTCCGGTCAACCAGATAAACCACTCAACACATTTGGCAATAGAGAAAAACCACAAAAGAAATCATTTGATGGATTTAAAGTATGAATTTAACCAAAGATGATGCATTACATTGTGCCAAAGTATTTCAAGATTACTTTGGTAACTTTCATCGTGTCGATGATTATATGCGTGACCAGAAATTGGCATCTTTGTCTGGTCTATCTTCCAATCCTTTGTTTCCATTAGAAGATGATTTATTCTCAGACTTCACAATGCATCCAAATGATATGGATTTTGAAGTACTAGAAATACCACAAGAGACTTGGGAAACATTACTCAATATTACCAGTTCACATATCAACATTTCACCAGTTGGCCGTCAGATAAGATTGGCCGTCAAAGAGAAGAACACAGGAAAGTTCGTTGGATTCATTCGATTAGGTTCACCTGTAATCAACATGAAACCACGCAATGAAATGCTTGGACAAGTGTTTACACAGAAACCGGAATGGTCCAAACGATTCAATGGGTCTGCAATGATGGGTTTTGTGATTGTACCAGCGCAACCTTTCGGTTTCAATTACCTTGGCGGAAAGTTACTTGCAGGTATATGTACATCACATGAAGTCCGTGAGATTGCAAACAAAAAGTATGGTATGAATCTGTGTTTGTTTGAGACTACCAGTTTGTATGGAAGTTCTAAGACCGTATCACAATATGATGGTATGAAACCATATATTCGTTATAAAGGTTTGACTGACAGTGATTTCATTCCCATGATGCATGGTAAACCTTATGAAGATTTACGCAACTTTGTGGAAGATAAGGTTGGTGATATTGTTGATGAAGATGTTTCAAGTAAGAAGTTAAAGACTACCATGAGGATTATAGCTTTAACTAAAGCTGCACTTAAAGGCCAACCTGAAGGGGCATCATTCATGGAAACGATTGTCAATGCAAAAAAGTTGACAGAGCAAAAAAGATATTACATCAGTGATTATGGTTACAAAAACATGGTAGACTACGTTAACTGTAAGACCGATATGCTTATTCCTGGTGAAAACTATGAGAAACACAATCTGGTAAACTTGATTGCATGGTGGAAGAACAAGGCATCAAACCGATTCGACACACTAAAGACTGAAAATAGATTGAGAACCGAATTAGAGGTTTGGACTTCTGGAAAGCCTATTGATATTATCAGATAAATACTTTTATTTGGGGTGAAAATGGATACCAACAATAAAGGTTTTTTATATGAAAATACAATTAATAAAAATTTAAAAGCTGCAGGTGTGCAGAAAAAGTCTTTTGCTGGTGCAGGTGCAGATTCGAATGCTCCGGATGCAGAAATAACTTTTAAAGGTAAAGATTACAAAGTTGAAGTTAAGTTGGATTTAAATGTTGATTTCGGACAAGGTTCACTTGATTATGATTTAGATAAAGAAAAATGGAAACTCGGCGGCGCAAAGACTGCATCAGCAGAACAAATGAGAGAGTTTTTAACACAAATTGGTGTTCTTGATATGGTGAATAAAGAATGGGGACCAAAAGGTCCCCCAAGACGTTATACCGTACCAACAAGTAAATATAAAAAAGAAGATGTTGATTTTGACTATAAAAATTTCAAAGATTTTTTTGTTGATATACCAAAAACTTCAGTAGCAAATTATTATAATAGTAAAAAAACATATTATATACAAATTGGTGGTTATGGTTTATACCATATGGGTAAAGACATTGCTAAATTAGGCACAGAAGAATTTAAATTAAATTTGCGTTTGAGAGTTAGATTGAAACGTGGTGGAAGTAATCCAATTTACAACTATCGATTCACCACAGCAATTCAGGCGGTAAAGAATTCCTTGAAAAAATCAGATTCTGACCTTGATGATAAAGATTATTTAAAGGCTTTGGCTGCTAGAGGTAAAAAATAATGCCACTAACCGATTTTGATAAAATTTTAAAGAGTTACGAAGATTCAGAAGATGATTTTGGATTCTCTGCCGTATCTGAGCAAGAATATAACTCAGCCATCAAAGAGAGTGTTAAGACTGTTGAGACAGTTAAAAATACTTTATCTGAAACTGAACAACGAATGGTTGAACTTGAGAAGATGATTATTCCTTTCCTAAAGAAACTACATAGTACAGGTGATAAAGAATACATCTATTGGCCAAACCGTAAACCTGCAATTGAAAAACAAATAGAGAAAATATTAAAACTGACTAGAGGATGATTTATGTCTGCGACTGTGATTTTGCCAACTACTGGTGTTCCGGAGTTGAGAAGTGCTGTTCAAAGTGTACTTGAACAAACCTATGATACTAAATGTTATGTTGTTGCTGATGGTTTTAAATGCCATTCAAACACTAGAATAATAACAGATGATTTTTTAAGCCGAAAAAATCTGGAAAGATGTTATTTGCCTATCAATGTTGGTGCCAATGGTTTTTATGGTCACCGAACCTATGCCGCATTCACACACTTAATTGATACCAAATATGTTTTGTATTTGGACCAAGATTGTTGGCTCGATCCAGACCACGTTGAAAATTGTATTCAAACAATTGAACAAAATGATTTGGATTGGTCATATTCACTCAGAAAAATATATGACAAAGATGGCAATTATATTACAAATGATGACTGTGAATCATTAGGTAAATGGCAATCTTATCATGGTATCAATCATATAGATACAAATTGCTATTGCCTCAAGACTGAAATTGCGATAAAATTAGCACAAGTCTGGCATGGCGGTTGGGGACAAGATAGAGTTTGGTTACAGGTGTTATCACAACATTTTCCTAAGTATGAATGTACCAGAAAATACACAGTAAATTATAGAGTAGATGGTAATGCAGGTTCAGTCAATGCCGACTTCTTTCACAATGGTAATAAAATAATGAATGAAAAATATAATGGAGTTTTCCCGTGGCAAAAAATTTAATAATCGGTGCTTTTACAGGTTACAATTACAATCAATTGAAACCATGGGTTGAATCAATTGATTCTTGTGGTTTTGTTGGTGACAAAGTGATGGTTGTTGGTGATGCATCGCAAGACACTAGGAACGAATTACTCAAACAAGGTTTTCGGTTACATGATATGCCAAGAATTAATGCACCAATACATGTTGCAAGATTTTGGTCAATCTATGACTTTCTTCATAACAACTGGGAAGAATATGATATTGTTGTAACCACAGATGTTAAAGATGTATATTTCCAAAGAGACCCTTGTGCATGGATTAAGGAATACACAGACAAACCATTGGTTGCTGGTTCCGAATCTTTACGTTATAAAGACGAATCTTGGGGTGATGAAAATTTGATGCAGGCTTATGGTCCAGAAGTTTACGAAAGATTCAAAAACAATATCATCTATAACGTAGGAACCTTTGGTGGCCAATCCGATTATGTTAGAGATATGTGTTTCAACATCTTCACCAATTCACTCAACAGGCCAATTCCTATTGTTGACCAGGCGGTCTATAATGTTTTAATCAATACACAACCTTATAAAGATAATGTATTGTTTACCAACCAGGAAGATGGCTGGGCGGTACAACTTGGCACTACTGGTGACCCATCTAAGATGGAACGTTTCCGACCAAACTTAACTGAACCCGAACCACTATTTGATTACAATAAAAAAGTAATTACAACATCGGCCGGTGAACCACATTGCATTGTACATCAGTATGATCGTGTTCCACTTTGGCAGAGTTTGGTTAGAAACATGTTTAACCAAGAAGACCCCAATCAATTTTTTACATTTAGGACTACATAATGAGTGAATTAATAATGATTCCAGTAAAAACAGAATCTGATGTTGAAACGTTGCGGCAAATTAGAAATGTTTGCAAAAATTTTATGACAAGACATACCGATGAAATAACATACGAACAACAACAAAACTGGTATAAAAACATTGACAAAGACACCAATAAACTTTATTTGTTACATAAAATATATTGTGGATCCGTTGGTGATATTATTGGTTATGGATACATAAGAATTGAAGATGGTTGTGTACTATTAACGGGTGGTTTAATTGAATCTGAGAGAGCTAAAGGATATGGCCACATCCTTTTTGAATATCTTGTAAAGAATTCTGAACAGTTTAAAATACCAATTAAATTAGAGGTATTAAAAACAAACATGAAAGCATTTTCTGTTTACAACAAAATTGGTTTTAGGGTTACCGCAGACGATGGTAAAGTAATTAAAATGGAGTATTATTATGATTCAGTTATTTAAAGTTAGAATGTCGGAGAGAGCTCCGGAAGAAGTTGGTAAAGTTTTACTATCCGGATTTATTGGCCAAGGTTCAAAAGTTGAAGAATTTGAAACTGCTTTACAAAAAGAATTAAAAACCAGTCAAAGACCGGTAACAATAAATTCTTGCACCTCAGCAATTGATTTGGCTCTACATCTATGTGGTGTACAACCTGGTGATGAAGTTATTGCAACTCCACAAACTTGTTTTGCTTCACAAGTGGGTATCATTCATCGGCACGCTAGAATTAGATGGGCAGATATTGACCCTGTAACCGGACTAATGGATCCAGAATCTGCTAGGAAATTGGTTAACGAAAAAACAAAAGCAATTGTTGCAGTTAATTGGGCAGGTAGAATTTGTGATTTTAAAACACTAAAGTCATTTGGTGTTCCTGTTATTGAAGATGCTGCACATACATGGGATTCTTTTCTGGAAGAAAAACCTGAACGTGGTGATTACATTTGTTATAGTCTACAAGCAATTAAGTTTTTAACAAGTGCTGATGGTGGTCTTTTGGTTTGTCCAAATGAAGAAAAAACAGAAGAAGCTAAAATTCTTAGATGGTATGGTTTAGACAGAACTAAATCAGAATCATTTAGGTGTACACAAAATATTAAAAGAGCTGGCCACAAATATCATATGAATGATGTTAATGCTATGATTGGTTTATGTAACATCCCAGAAGCCAGAGAATCCGTGTTACAACAAAGACAAAATGCAAAATTTCTTATTGAGAATGTTAAGAATCCAAATTTAATAATGCCAACATATGATGAAACTTGTTCATTTTGGTTGTTAAGTATGCATGTCTTATCTGGAAGAAAAGCAGAATTTATAAAATATTTGGAAACCAATGGTATTGTTTCCAGTCCAGTACACTTTAGAAATGACATGTACGATTCAACAATTCAATTCAAAGAAGGTGAATTGCCTGGTGTTACCAGTTTTGATGCATCTCAAACCTGTGTTCCTATTGGTTGGTGGTTGAGTGAATCTGATTTGCTTAAAATTGTAGATGTAATGAATAAATTTAATTGATGGCTTCTTTATCATTTTACATTCCTGGATTTTACGAAGAAGCTTCAATTGAAGTTATTAAAAGTATACGTAAATTTTATCCAGAAAACACTATTATTATATCTTCCGATTCTGGTCCTAACTATTATGATGTTTCAAAAGAATACAATTGTAATTTTCAATATTACGATTATCATATAGGATATTCCGTAAAACCTTACGGCCTAACAAAGTACAAAGCTTTAGAATTTCTTAAAAGATTTTATGTTGCTTGCCTTTTATCCAAAGAAACACATATAATGTGTGCTGAAGATGATATTACTTTATTGGGTAAAGTTCATATAGAAGATTCTTGGGAATTATATGCACATCCAGTAACAAATTGGGTACCAGAGTTTTTATTGGATTTTTGTAAACAAGTTTCTGGTGTTTATCCATCTAGGCCATATTACGGTGCCGGCGGAGGCACCATCTTTAAAGTCGATACATTCATACAAAATTACTTTTTCATAGTAAATATATTCGAACAACACTATGAAGAAATACAAAAACATTATCCAACTTTTGGTTACTATGATTGTTTTTTGACGATATTCTATTTCTTATGTGGAAAAGAATATGTAATCAATAATGGCATATTCGAAATTAAGCCATTCAACAAAAATTTCGATCTTTCTACTGTGGATAGTACAAAATATCCCATAGTACATCTTTACAAAAATCATTATCCCAAAGATTACGGAGGCTTTTTATGGTGAACACATATATTACATTACACAAATGTCCAGGTTTCGGACTTACAGAACTTCTATCAAATAAGATTGATGTTGTTGGTCTTGAAATTGGTTGTGATGTTGCTGCAACAACTGAATATTTATTGGAAACTCTTCCGAGTTTAACATTACATTCTATTGATCCATATACACAATATATGGATTGGAATGGCACAATTGTTCCTAGTCGTGAAAATGATTATCAGACTGCCATGAATAAATTGAAAAAATATGGCAAACGATTCTTTATGCATAAAAAAGATTCTGCTGTATGTTATGATGAATTCGAAGATGGTTTCTTTGATTTTATTTTTGTTGACGGTATACACACATATGATGGAGTAATGTCAGATTGTATGAAATATTATTCTAAAGTTAAACCTGGAGGCATCTTTTCTGGCCACGATTTCAGTATGATA